GTTTAAGACTGCCCTTCCAAATATGAATGATGTCTTGAAGCAAAATCCAGATCTTGTCAAAAATATGATGTCTGCGGTTCAAAACACCACCAGAGCGCCAACTGGATCAGCTGACGCGGCTCCAGTTGGAGGCACTGGTCAATATGAGATGCAGGGTCCGGGTATTGACATTTCCAGTCTCATGGGTGGAATGATGATGCCACCACCTCCAATGAACACATCGACGCCAAAGACTACATTTGAAACTCCACCAGTTGAAGATGATGATGATGTATCCGATATTGTATCCATTTCAGGAGAATCTACTGGAGGTGAAGTGAAGGAAGTTAATGTTGAATCATCTAAACCAAAGAAGACTCGACGAAAGAAGAAGACAGAAATTAATCTCTAGATACAATATAAATGATAGGCTACTGTCCTTTGGAGGAACTTGAACCTCCCGTCAGACAACAAGAACCTGTTGTTCAGCCAAAGGCTGAGGTCAAGCCCACGACTGGCCTCGAAGAAACTGAATGTAATTACGTCGTGATGGCTTTCATTGTCGGCGTTCTTTTCTTAGCCGTCTCTGATTCCACCAGGGCGTAAATGAATCAATTTGATTCTACCTTTGGGACTCTTGTACCCCATTAGGTAAAATTAATTTCCGAATAAAATTCCAGCTAAACCATCTTTAATTCTTAGAACATTATAGTTTACCGTAATAACTGAAATGTCGGTATCATCAAACCTATAAATACCTTTTTCAGCTCCTCTTATTATGAGTTTAGCATTATCAAGTCTACTGAAATTACAACTTCCGGATGGATTATATTCCGATGAATTTAAACCAAAATGATATGCAAAGTATCTTGTACGTGATAGTTCTTCTGTGTACACATCGAAATCAGAAACACCATACTTTGATTTGTAATAGTTTTGAACTGTATGAAAGTATGTTGGTGTCATCTGTTCTAAAAGTGATGTACCATTTAGTTGTATATCAGCATTCTTAAATGTAAATCTGTCTTTTGTTCGTTCTGTATTTTTTGCGCTCATCCCAAAAAATATAGATTTAACCGGGTGATTAAAAGAACTTATATCTAAGTCATTATAACCACCACTCTCCGTTAAATTATTATAAACATTTGAAAGGGGATATTCTATTTTCTGTGTTTGTGTAATTACAAAATCCATTTGCCGTTTTACCATAGATTCCCTTTCATCTTTGTCAAGGTAGATGTAGTTTGCATATACATTTATTTTTCTTAATGACTCAACATGATCTGATAAACTGTTTTCATCAAAGTTAACTTTTATTTCAACTTGGTGATGTGCTAGAGATACTAAAGGTAAAAATGCCCCGTGATCACAAAAGAAAAAATGAAGTGGTTGAAAATTTCTATGTGAAAAGTTTGTTTTATTTGTAAGTTCTTGTGATTTTGTCCAAGAATCTGCAAGATAATTTGGCCAAATATCTGCATAATAATCATAATGCTGTGAATCAATTTTTTGACCTCCAATATAAAGATCAATTGTTGAATTATATAACAAGTTTGAAGAAACATTTGACTGTCTATCAAGACCTTCAAACCACACACAATTTACAAGATCTCCTAATACTGGAACCTGAAAAACGGGATCTTTATCGGTAATTGTTTTTATAAGTTTTGGAGCCTGTGAAAAGTTTGTATGTCTAGTGAACTTCATACGAAAAAATGAATGTCCTTCTTCGCTATTAAGATAAACATCTTGTACACCCTTGGAGACAAGTTGAATTAATGCACCAGACATTTATTTAATATTCAGATTATAAAAACAGACACTTTCCCTGAGGGAACTCAGACTTCTTTTCCTCCTCAGCAACCTTACCATGTATTTTGAAACCACCTTGGCGATACACTTTCATTCTCTTATAGTACATAGCTGTAAAGAGTGACCAAGGGTCATGAATGTCATAAATGTGAGGATTATTCTTTTTACCCTTTGTCTCTCTCATGATACGACCAATACTCTGGGTTATGTCAGACTTTGGGGATGCTAAAATCACTGTATCCAGTGTTGGGATGTCAAGACCTTCGTGGGCTTGACTGAAAGTTGCAAAAATGATCTTCTTTTTAGATGAAGCTTGAAGATCAGCTTCTTTCATACCACCCATGTAGAGTCCCGAAGACTTTGGAAAGCACTGATGAAGCATTTCACAGTGCCAACGTCTATCACTCAAAACAAGGAGTTGTCTTGTTCCAGCTGAAGCCTTCTTAATAAGACCTACAAGCATTTGATTTCTTTTCCTATCTTCAACTACTTCGGTAATCATGTTAGGCATTGATACTTTACCAAATCTTGTGGATGGTGGGGGATTTCTGTAGTTGAATGATTCATATGTTATTGTGAATACTTCAACCTGTTCTTGGTTCTTTCTCTCCACCGCAAAAAACGTTGGACCCATAAACCAATGAAGAACTTTTGTGAGACCATCCTTTCTTTCAGGCGTTGCTGAGAGACCGAAGATATGTTTGGGACACATTTTGAACAGCGACTGAGAAAACACTTTTGCACAAATGTGATGAGCTTCATCAACAATGAGAGTTCCGATTGAATCAAAGTCACTGAAGGAATACTCTTTGAGGGACAAAGATTGAAGCATGGCTATCACAAAATCACAATCAGTTTCTTTCTTGTCCTGTTGAACTATGCCAATGGTGGCACCTGGGCAGAACTGTTGAATCCGTTCTTTCCATTGATCTGCCAAAAACTGCTTGTGAACAACAATCATTGTCCGATATCCCAACTTACAAGCTATCGCCAGTGATACGGTGGTTTTTCCATACCCGCATGGGAGCGAGAGAACTCCATGACCTGCCTTAATAGCCGCAGCAAGAGCCTCGTTCTGATGGGTTGCGTCTCGTAATTGACCGACGAATTTTGCGTTTGACCTGGCTGGTTCGGGGCGTCGGTCTTCCTTTGGCTGTCCCACCTTAGTAGTTCCGTAGAATCTTGGAACGCACACTCCAGTCTTAGTTGCTCTGAAAACTTTAAAAGGTGGCGGAGGAAATCCATAGTCTCCGTTGACGATTGGTCTTACCGTAAGTTCTTTTTTAATTTCGGAAATTGGACCCGAATTTACGAGATATCCAGTTCGAGTGAGCATACTTATTTAAAGATGTGAAACTTTAAATAAGTACACGATGCCTACTCTTAGTATTGACGAAAACATTAATAGACTTCAGAATTCTATTGAGCAGATGACTCAAGAAATTTTTAGGATGCAAGGGATGTTAAAGACTTTTATGGATCTAAAGGCCGCTGGAGTGAACAACATAGAAATTCCTTCTCAAGGACTGGAGAAGATTGAGGAAGAGAGTACCCAAGAAAATCCTGAGTGATTGCCTACATTCCAAATACCCTTAAAGTCTAATTCAACTTCAACTTCATCATCCTTTACTAGGGATTGTATAGGTTTACCCTCAAACTTACACATCACCCTTCGATAACGAAATGGTACTTTAACGGTGAGTACCTTACCATCCAGTGGATTATCAATATTTTGATTTAGAAGAAGATGTATCTTACTCGCATGCATACGCTCTATGATTTCTGAAACTTTTTGAGGAATCACAAAGCGTATATACTTTTTGTCATTATGATCATAAAATGGTTCGTACACTTTAGCTGTGAACTTCATCTAAGATACACTAAAAGTAAAACTATAAGTAACACTAAGAGGATTATTCCAACGTGGGTTAGTAAGATTGGTTTCAATGGTTTCCTTGTTCCGAAGCATATATGGCTTAGGGCTCGCGAAACTTCAACAGAGGCCTCAATACTTGAATATGGTGTATGTCTAGGAGACATCATACCACACATAGCAACCTTTGAGCATTTCCCAAAGAAGGGAAGCTGTCCCTTAAGGCTGAGCACACCAGAGGATTGTGAGAAGTTCCACTTGTTTTCTTTCCATTCGGCACCCCAGCCAATTCTGGTTGAGGTGGGTTGAGGTAATCGGAGTTGACGAACAACTTCATTGATGAGTGTTTCAGGATCGGAACTTAATACCTCTTTACCGAGATCGCATATAACACATGATACTGTTTTACCATCTACGAGTACCTTTGGTTGGAGATTCCATTTTGTTTCTATAGCTATTTCTAGATCTGACTTAAGTTGAACTGGTTGATCATAGTCGAGTAAAACGTTTATCGCACCATATGTACTTGGTCTAAGTTTAGCATCAGCATCGGGTCCCCAGTTATCACTGAGTATGTTTAGGGCGGGGCTATTATCCATACACAAGAAGAGAACCCCATCCTTCACAATCCTTTCATCCGAAAACTTGGCGATGAAATCATTTTTACCATATTGAATGTCCAGAAGTTCGGCACCAAATACAAAGTTGGCACCCGCGTTTAGTACTGCTTCTTCCATCGCATCACACATAACCTTACCAGAAACACGTTGAGTATACCTCTTGGAAAGTAAAACATGATTCCAATTATTCACAAGTTCGTATGCGCTCATTACATCCCAAGTTACACCGTCCATTATGAGCGGGAGGTGTTCAATGAGATCTTTAGCTTTTTTGGTTAGGGGTCCTACTGCATCCTTCACTGAAATAGTTTTGTACTTTTTGGGATCCCAGAGAACTTTAGCTATGAGACTCACCAGAGTTTTATAGTCATCATATTGTAAACTTTTAAGAGTAAAATCCCATACACCACTGTCCTCATCTAAAATGAACATCTTGTCCCAATCAATTTTCATTTCGTCAAACAGGGAACGAGTATTTACAAATGCTCGATCAAAAAGAATTCTGTGTGCGTGAAGGTCACGGGTCTCAATATCAGGCTCCCACCAAGAACCACCTGCTGACAATTTCCTGTCATAAATGGTAACGTTATGGTCACCTGACCGTAGAATTTCCCATGCAAGGGACAGCCCTGTTGGACCGGCGCCAACAATGTGAAAATTCATTCTACTTTTAACAGATATTTTTTAAACACCTAAGATATTTTCATACTTATAGAAAAAAGTATACTCTTAATGTAAGATATGCTGTCTGTACTCAGCAAGGCTAATACGGGGACGCCACCTGTCAAATTACCGCCAAATCAAAAGGTGAAAACTTGGAAATTTGCCGCCAAATATATTTGGAAAGAGAAGTTCACCGAAGATAAGGCGGAGCTCGGGAGATGGACGAAGAATGAGCTTTTGGAACTTGGCCCCACGTTTGTAAAATTAGGACAGATTGCGAGTACGAGAGGTGACCTGTACCCTCCCGAATTTACACGAGAATTGGAATCTCTTCAAGATAATGTACCACCCTTTGATTATAATCTTGTAAAAGACGTCATAAACACCGACATTTTCAGAGATTTTGACGAGGTTCCATTTAAATCTGCTAGCATTGGTCAGGTTCATAAAGCTACGCTGCATAATGGTAAGCAGGTTGTTGTAAAATTAAAAAGACCCGGGATCTATGAAATCATGAAGTCTGATACAAACACTGTTCGTAAGATTTTGAACTTCGTACAGTCTATTGGTATCGACACTGGTTCGAGTTCAAACTTTGTACTCAACGACTCGATTGAATATCTGTTGGGAGAAACAGATTATGTACAAGAAGTGGAAAATGCCATAAAGTTCAGAAGATCACTGAAAGATGTAGATTGGATTAAGATCCCACGTGTGTATAAGAAGTATTGTACCAATGAAATGATTGTGATGGAATATGTACCAACAGATAAGATTACTGAAATTAAGAGTAAGAAGATTAACAAGAAGAAAGTTTGTGAAGCCCTTGTAAATTCGTATGTTATTCAAACTATGGAAACTGGTTTGTTCCACGCCGATCCACATCCCGGAAACTTGGGAGTATCGAAGAATGGAAAATTGGTATTCTATGACTTTGGTCTACTCATAAAACTCAGTGATGAACTGAAAAAGGGATTTGGTGATTTATTTTTGGGTGTCATTCAACGAGATACATCGAGTATAGTGAAAATCCTGATTGGTTTGGGTGTTATTGTACCAACATCATCGGATGTATCTGATATTGAACTGTTCTTTGAAAATATACTTGGCTACCTGGAAACCCTAGATGGTGGGGCTATCATGAATGATGAACTCGCTGTAGAGTTAGCGATGGAGAAACCTTTCGTTGTACCAACAAGCTTCGTGTACCTTGCGAAGTCTTTCTCACTCATAGAAGGCATCTGTATTCAACTTGATCCAGACTTTAACTATTTCACATATCTAGAGCCAATGATACAAGAGCAGTTTATGGAGTCTATAGATTTCAGTCAGATTCTCATGAATACGGCTGAGATTCCCTCGAAGGTTGGAAAGATAAGTTCGGCTGTTCTCGGTTTGGAGAAATCGAGAGCAGCGATGAAAAGATCTATGATCAAAACAAGGCAAGAAATAAGAGTAGTTCAATACAGTGTGATATGCGCTTTATTGGCAGAAAGAGTGAGTGATTCACCACTGGCTTTGATACCTGTAATCGCAGCTATTTGGATCACTTTTCGTAAAGATCGATCGATTTAGCCTTCTTGCTCCTGCTCTTGCGAGCTTCCTTGTCCTTCTTAAGAATGTCACGATGTTCCTTGAAGATCTCTTGGACCCGCTTACGCTCCTCACGAGCGATGTCACCAATCTTATCCTTGATCCTGTCTACCTCTGATTGTCTTTGTTTTTGAATTTTCTTGCCAACTTTCTTGAAGTCGTCAGTTTTAGCGAACCATGTGGGGGATGCAGTAATAGCGAACATAGTGTTTGTTGTAATTTAAGGACATTTAATTTTTAACCGTTTTAACTTTTCTTCAAATTCTCTCCTCTCACCTGGTGAATCTATAACTTTTCCATCCGCGATAGCTTCAATTTCAGGACCTGTGAGCTGCATAGAATTGACACGGAAGTCCATGAATGCCTCCATGGATAGGGGTACTAGGGGTTTGACGAGTTCATAGATGGCTGTGGCATATTCTTGAATCTCTTTTTGGGCATGATGATCCATCCTCAATTGTAAGAAATGCATGAGGTTGTGTAGATCCATTTTCCACACGAAGGAGGTGTAGGTTGATTGAGGGAGAACACCTCTCGCCTGTTCTCTACAAACACCCTTCTCCAGCAACTGCTCATACAACTTGAAGGCGTGTTTGTACTGCTCGGATACAGCCTGACTGAGTGTCTCATCAAGTTCAACTACACCCTCGGATCCCTGGTGATTCACCGCAGATTGACCACGCATAACCTCTGGTTCGTAGTACTCTTCGTCAACGATGGAGTACCGAGCAGACATCTCATTAACCGAAGCTGTTCTATGTCTAAGCCACTGACGTGCGATATAGATCGGAGCC